GGATACGCCCTGCGCGGCAAGCGCCTCCAGGATTGCGGCCCAGTGGGCAGCCTTCTCGGATTCCGCTGTGAGCGTTGGCGGATGCGATGCCCCAGGCGCCGCGTCGGCAACTGGTGCCGCAGTTGGTGGTGGCGCCGAAGGCGGCGGAGTTGGTGCGGCGCCGGCGGCGTCGGTTGCGTCAGCAACCGGAGTAGAAGAAGAAGAAGAAGAAGAAGGGGGGGGTTTTGGCGCGAGGTCAAGGGGGGTTTTGAAACCCCCCTCGCCTTTCGCGGCTGGCTTTGTCTTGGCGGTGGGTCGGCTGCCCTTTCCACCGTGTTCCCCCCCCTTGTCGCCATGTTCGGCACCTGCCTTGCCGCCTGCGGCGCGCGCGTTGCGGGCCTTTTCGTCGCGCACCATGCGGCGGCTGAAGATGGTGCCTTCGGGCGTGCGTGAGAAAACGCCAGCCTCTTCCAGCTCGGCCAGTAGGCGGACGCAGACGCGCTTACTGATCTTGGCGAGGTTGGCGAGCTGCTGCACGCTCATGGCCTTGCCCGTGGGCATGGTGAGGTGCCCGTAGGGCGCGCCCTGGTGCATGAGGCAGTTCATCTCATGCCAAAGCCCGCGCGCGGCGAGCTGACAGGACTGCAGGGCAAGGTCACGGTGCCAGTCGCCCCAGTAATACTGGGAGGCTGGGCGCTTGGTGTCCTGTTGACCCGTGGTAATTGTCTGGTCATCCATGGGCTATAGGGGGCTGGAGATGCTGCGCGGATTGAGATGTTCCAACTGCATGGCAAAAGCGGAACCCCCTTAGGAGAGGCCCGTGACTAGAGACTGATCGAGGTTCGAATTACCCTTGCTGATGGAGCTGGGTAAGGACCCGTTGCTATTCTTTTTGATGTTGCGTGCCGCATACACCTTTTCAGCTCGAAGCCCGTAGGCTTCATCCGTGGTCGGGAGAGGCGCGGGGTTCGGTGATGTCGGCAAGCCTGCCCACACGTTTCCCGCCAGCGGTTTGCGGGCGCGGCCTGCGCGGATGCTCTTGACGTGGGATAGGCTGACGCCCGTGGCCTGGGCTGCCTGGGCGCAGGAGCCTTCGAAGACGCGCACCTGTTGCACTACGGCCTCGGGGATAGTTGCGCGACGGCGAGCGGCCAGGGCGCGGGCGACGTTGGCAGCGGGATGGCTGAATGCGCCGCGGCGCGCATCGAGGCGGCGCAGCTTGCGCACCGACATGCAGCAAAGGCAATCGGGAGATACGCAACGCGGATGGCGGCACTTGGCCACGATGAGCTTGCCCGGCGGAGGCAGCCACCCGTGCAGCGCTTCCCACATCACGCGGCGCACGCGGCGGCACTGGCCGCCAACGTTGATGATCGGGGCGCCATCGTGCCCGGTAGCACCCCCCCACAACAGGCAGCTGCCCTCATCCGTGCATTGGCCCGCGATGCGCGCAAGGATGGCGGGGCGGTTGGCGTCGGTGATGAAGAGGCTCATGCTCACACTCCAGCCGCCTGGCGCACGCGGTAGCGCACGCGGCGGTCGAGGTAGTTCTGAACGTCGGCGGCCTTGGCCACATCGTCGGGCGACAGGCGTGGCTGGTAGGAGCCCGCCTTGACGAACATGAGCACAGGCTGCACCTCCACGTCGTGCAGACCCTTCGCTGCCCAGATTCCGGGGGCGAAGTGAGACGCCTGGGTGTCGCGCAAGCGGCCCATGCTGATGAAGAAGCGCACGCCCAGCGTGGTCTTGTAGACCTTCTTCGTGGTGATGTAGCCAATGCCCTGCTGGTTCTGCAGCTTCTTCTTTCTCTTGTCCGTCATGTTGGCGCGGTAGCCCTGCTCGCCGAACGCCTGGAAGTAGCTGATGAGTTGCGCGAGGAACGGGCCGCGCAGGTTGCCGCGCCCGTCGTCGCTGCCCGGGTAAGGCGTCTTGGGGATCGCCGTCTGGTAGCCAGCCGGCAACAGGCCCACGCGTCTCAGAGCTGCCTCGCTGCGCTTATCTCGGCGTGCGCCCCCGCGTGTCTGGGCTTGCAGGATCTTTTGCGGGTCGATGCCCTTGCCGCCCATGTAGGCGGGCTCGATGGTGACTTCCAGGTTGTCCGGGGTGGCGCGTACGACGCGCGGGGAGCGCTCTATGTAGGGCGTCACCCTGTCAAACTTGCTGCGCATTTCCTCCTGCCACACCTTGCGCACGTGAAACCCCGTGTCGTTCAAGGCCTTCACGTACGCGCCGCGCGCCTTGGGCCCGGCCATGTCGCGCAGCAATTGAGACACCGCCTCGGTGTTGAGCATTGCCGCGGAGAGCTGTATGCCGCCGTTCATGCCGGATCCCTCAACTCATGGTGATAGGGGTAGCCCACGAGATTGCGGGCTACCACGAGGCCAGCGCTGCGCAGCTGGGCCAGCGTGTGCCTGGCGACGTTGTAGGACCAGCCCGTGATCGCGACGATCTCGGACAGGCGCAGCGGTCCATGGCGCAGCAGCTTGCGCAGGGTATGAGTGCGCGACATCAATCCCCCTTTGGCGCGGGCCGCTGGTTGGCGCGCATGGTGGCCACCACCTGGTCGATGGCGGCATGGGCCTCCTGCGCGTGGTATTGCACGCGGCGCAGTTCGTTGGGCGTGGGCGTGGCGCTGCCCTGCCCCGCCTCGATGCGCACCACGGGATCGGCGGCAGCGCGCATGAAGTCCGCGAACTCGGCTTGCGCGTGCGTGGCGGCCGCCAACATGCTGCCCTGGGCCTGGCTGGGGGTTGCGCGCAGGACGGTGTAGCCCAGGTGCTCGGCCATGGCGTGCAGGACGCGCACGTCACCCGAGAAGTACATCAGATCCAGCAGCTGGCGCGGGTGGAAGTTGTGCTGCGGGTTGTTCGGGTTCGCCTTCTGCCGCAGCGTTTCCAGCGGAATGCCCGTGCGCGCCGCGAGCGCGGCGGTGCCGCCCGGGAAGGAATGCACGGTGTGGTAGATGGCATCGTTGATATCCATACCGCCCTGGGGTCTGTCGGGCATGGGCTCGCTGCTGTCATAGGCGTGCGCGGCAGGAATCGAGATAGTTGACCTCATGGCATCTCACTTTTCATTTCGATCGGTACTGTCTGCCAGCCGGGCGCGGTGGTCGGCATATCTGGCCTGCAGGCACTCGTGCGTGGGCATGGCGCCCGCATCGGGGTTCAAGCCCAGCTCGGCCAGCAGCACGCAGCCCTCGGGCGTGGCACCCACCAGGTCGTACACCTCGGCCGCAACGGAGAGCAGCGCGCGCTCTTCATGGCGCCGCCCGGCCGCGAAGGTGGCGGGCGTCCAGTTGCCCCGGTGCTTGAGCGATGTGCCCGCGGCGGCGGCCCAGCGTTCGGCGCGCTCCAACAGGGCCAGGAGAAATGATTCAGGCATGGGCGCCCTCCATTGCTTTGGGATTGATAGCTACCAGTGCTTGACGGGAAAGCGCTGGAGCGGGGTTTGGTGGGCATCCACGGACGAAAGACAATGCGGATACCACGCCACACCGACATTCGAGAGGGATGCCCATGAACGACCACGAATTGCGCGCCGACCTGGACGGCTTGCAGGGGCAGCTGCTAGCCACGCAAGCCATAGTGCGGTCGCTGCTCATGTCGCATCCCGATCCGCGTCAAGCCATCGAAGCAGCACACGCAGAAGTCGAGACACTGGCCGCGCTAGCGCTTGCCAGGAACTTGAGCGACGCACTGAACGCAGGCATCGAGCAGGCCAGGAAAGCGACCTTTCCCTCCGCACGAGACTTTCGAGGGCCATCAGGTCAATGACATCGCACAGCTCCGCGCCATGCTTCGGGGGGGCTGCGGCGATGCGGGCGCTGACTGCGGCAAGCTCCCGTTCAAGCTGCGCGCGGCTTGCGCCATTCCAAGCGCGCCAGCGGTCGGCGGCGCCTTCCTTTCTGGGGTCTATCCAGCCTGGACGCTCAAGCACTCGCCACCTCCTGCGCGGCCTGGCGCGCTTCGGGATTGGCAGCTGCTGGCGGTTGAGGGGTGGGGGTCGGAACGGTTTTTTGATCGATAAGTCGCGGCGGAATATCGAGCCCCTTGCGCACACACACACCCAATACGCGATCGGAAATCCGCAGCGGCAACTGATGCGGCCACTTGTTCACCGCCTGATATGTCACCCCCATCAAGTCGGCTGCGCTCGCAACGCTGCCGCCCAGGAGTTCTATGGCTTCGACTTTGAACATGACACCATTAAACCATAGTTTCCCCGGGGCGCAAACCATGGTTTTGGCGGGCACACCCACAATCGCAACCATGGTTGAATTTAAGGAACGTCTACAGGCGGCAATGGACCACTCCAAGGTCAGCCGCGAAGTCTTGCGCGCCAAGTTATCGGTGACCCGCGTCGCAATAGACAAACTGCTAGACGGGCGATCAAAAGCCATGAGTGCAGAGAACTGCGCCCACGCGGCCCGCTTCATGGGTGTGAGCATTTATTGGCTGGCCACGGGTCTCGGCGAGATGTGCCCGGAAGACTCAGACCGCACACCCACGACACACATGGCGGCAGAGTGCGTTGCGCACTACCGAAGCAAGCCGGAATGGTGGCCCATGCAAACGGTCACCCTGGATGAATACCTCACACTCTCAGAGCGCCAGCAGGGTATTGTCGAAGGCCGGGTGCGGGAGATGCTCGACGGCAAAAGCAGTGACAACCGAAGTGCCGCGTAGAACGGCCATCGTGATCGCATTCCCGCTACACCGGCGCCAAGTGCGCGATACCCTCTTGTAAACTCAAATTACAGGATCATTCGTGTTTGGAGGGAGCGTGAACCACAAGACATGCCGGCGCGGCAGCCTTTTATGCCTGCGCGTCTTTGCGTTGGCGGGCGCACTGACCTGCGCCCAGGCCTGGGCGATCAACAAGTGCACGGGGACCGATGGCAAAGTGGTTTTTCAGGATGCGCCTTGCGCCGGTCGTGGCGAGGTATTGAATGTGCGACCGGCCAGTGGGCATGCCAATGTGGCGCGGCCGGCTGATGTTGGCGCGCCCCAGGCCGCACAGCCCACGACGCCTTCAGCAAAAAAGGAAGGCGCCTTTGGCGAGAGCTGGCAGCGGCGCACATACCTGGAAAACAGGGGCATCCCCGATGCGCAAGCGGCAAGTTATAGGCACAAGCAGGATTGCGAAAAAAAGCTGGCCGACTTGCGGGCTCAGCAGAGCAGCGCCAATAACAACCTGGCTGGCGCTACCTTTTTACAGTCGCTGGCGGCCGAGATGCAGGCCACCGCGACGATGTGCGACGTTCGGTCGCGCGAGCTGAATGCAGAGCTGGACGCGATGAAAAAAGAGCTGCGCGAGCTGCAAGCCAAGTAGCAAGCCGCCGCATGCGCTAGCGGCGCCTGGACTCATCGCGCAGGTAACACTTACCCGAGGCCAGGGGGTTATTGCTGGAGCATGCGTCAGCACAGCTGCGCGGCGCGCTGCACCAGAGGCGTGATGGGCACCTTGGTGCCGGGGATCGCTTGGTTGTCTCGCCAGATCGCGTCAATGGGTCTCCATCCCATTTTGGCCGCATGACTATGCGCCACTCCATTGAGCGCATAGAAAACTCCGTCCACAACTACCAAATGCGCATGCAGCTGGGGCATCGTCGGCACGGGATACATGCAGCGTAGCGTGCCGCGCTCCACCGTCAGCGGCCAAGCGGACGCAAATTCGGCGCGCGTCACCACCTGAGACCGCCTGAGCAGCCGATCTGTCACTACCGGCGCTGCGGGCACCGCCGAAGGCGGCCTTACGCCAGCCGGTTTGCCATCCAGCGTTTCCGCCTTGCTCGCCCCACGGGGGCACACGCTTGATAGACGCTGTTCAATCACCTGTCCATTAGGCATGGTGCACCGCACCTGCGCCGACACCGCCTGCGCAGCGGCCCCCAGCACACACACCACAACACCGACCGCCACCGTGCGCATTGCAGACCCTCCTGCAAAGATTGTCGCGGGTTATTAAAAACTATAGTTGCAACGATCAGGAAACCATGGTTTAATTAAAACCATAGTTTGAAACCGCCCGGAGGAACGATGCAAGCCACCCAGTTCAACAGCCGCGCACTCGGCACCGATGACAGCATCAACACGTGCGACTGCTGCGGCAAGACCAACCTGAAGTTCACTGTGGTCATCGAGCTTGCTGACGGCGAACTCGCTCACTACGGCCAAGTCTGCGCCCGTCGCAACACCGGCAAGACCCAAAAGGCCATCACCAGCGAAATCAAGGCCGCAGAACAAGCTCGCATTGCCGCCGCCCGCGCAGAGTTCACAGCCACGCCCGAGTACGCAGCGGAACGCGCGCGCTTCGAAGAGCGCGAGCAACTGGCCCGAACCACTGGTCAGCGCATGCTGGGCCGCGTTGCCGCCGAATTCGTGCGCGACGTAGTTGATGCAGCCATGGCTGTGCGCACATCCATTGCCGCGAAGCACAACGTCAGCGCTTGGAGCTTTTCGGCATGACCTCCTACCCTACCCCCCTCATCCACCACATGGCACGCGGCCGCCTGTACCGCGCCATCGTGAGCCTGCCCGCTGCCCTGTGCCCGCGCGGAGAACCGCTGTACGAGCGCATCGTGTTCTTCGACGGGTCACGCGAGAACCCTGGCGAGTACCTGGAGACGCTGCTGGGCCACGCCTGGCACGTGGACACGCTGGGCTGGTGCGCGGATGGGTACATCTACAACCTGCAGAGCGCCGCCGACCTCATCGAGGAGGGCTTGAGCGACGACAGGAATGCCCGGCTGCTGGAAACCGGGTGGGGCGGCGACGCGCCCATCCACTACGCCGACCAGGCCCGCACGGATTTCTTCGTGGCGCCCGTCATGCAGGCCCGGCTGCGGGAGCTGCATGCGCAGGTATGCAAGCCCACACCCAGGACGCGCGCCCCGGTCTGAGCCCCCCTCACTTCCCACCACCCCAAAGGATCACCATGTCCAACCTTCGCCTCACCATTCCCACCATCGGTACCCACCTGCCCGCCCTGGGCGGCACGCTGGGCGCCTTCATCGCCTACACCGACGGCAGCGTGTGCGGCCTGATCGTGGCGCCATCCGTGCACGAGATTTCGGGCACATGGGGCAAGCGCGGGATCGATGTGTCCAGCGCGCGCGGCATCGACGGCATGGCCAGCACCATGGCCATGGCCGACACGGGCAGCGAGATTGCCCA